CCCCGGATCAACTTATCCTCAATCCTCAACATACTTTTAATATTAAAATGAATCAAAACCCAAACAACTTTTGGAAATATAATGAAGACAAGACTCTGAAAGAGATTGAAGAATATCTTGTCAGCACCTACAAATCTCATTATACTTCCGAACAATCTAAAACGCAGACACTTGATTTAATTGAAAGTATTGGAGATGCTGAACCTTTTGTGAGGTCAAATGCAATCAAATATCTTTCTCGTTTCGGTAAAAAGAATGGAAAATCCAAAATGGATATTCTAAAAGCAATTCACTATTGCATTCTTCTTTATCACTTTGCTGGACTTCATAATGAAACTAAGGACACCTATGAGACTTTCTGAAAACACTATTGCAATTCTAAAAAACTTTGCTTCAATTAATCAGTCTATTTTTATCAAAGAAGGGAATAAACTGAGAAGTATTAGTATTATGAAAAATATTCTTGCTGAAGCAGAAGTAGGAGAATCTTTTCCTAAAAGCTTTGCTATCTATGACTTGAATCAATTTCTTAATGGTCTATCTCTTCATCAAGACCCAGATCTTGATTTTTCAAATGATAGTTATTTGATTATTCGTGAAGGAAAACGAAGAGTCAAATACTTCTTTGCTGACCCTGAAGTAATCGTAACTCCTCCAGAAAAAGATATTGCTCTTCCTTCTAAAGATGTTTGTTTCCAGTTGGAGCATTCACAATTAGATAAACTAAAAAAGGCTGCAGCAGTTTATTCTCTTGATGACTTTTCTGCGATTGGAGAATCAGGAGTAATTCGTTTGGTGGTTAGAGATAAGAAAAATGATACCTCAAATGAATATTCAATTGTTGTTGGAGAAACAGACCAAGAGTTTATTTTCAACTTTAAAGTTGAAAATTTAAAAATTATTCCAACAAATTATGATGTTGTAATTTCATCTAAACTTTTGTCCGAATTTACTAACGAACGATATAATATTAAGTACTTTATTGCTCTTGAGCCAGATTCAACATTCAATTGATTTTTATTTTATATTATGAATATTTTTGTGACTGATGAATGTCCAGTTCTATCTGCTGTAGCACTTCCAGACAAGCATATAGTTAAAATGGCTTTAGAGACATGTCAGATGATTTCTGTCATTTACTCCAAGTGGTATTATGATTGGGGGACTATTCCTAAGAAGGATGGAACTCCATACAGCACAGAAAAGGGTGCATTTAGGAATCATCCTTGTACACAGTGGGCAGCAGAGTCCTATGAGAACCTTGCTTGGTTGATTAGGCACGGTCATGCTCTGTGTAATGAGTATACTCGTAGGTATGGCAAAACTCATGCTTGCCAAGATGGCATATATGTAGCAGAAGATATCTTTACAGATAAAACTTGTAGCACTATTTTCATTTATAAGAATGTAAAATCTTTCACTCGTGCTATGCCTGATGAGTGGAAGCACGATGAGACAATTGATACTTTTGAAGCATATAAAAGGTATATCGCTTCAAAATCTTGGGTTGCAGATAATTACCTTCGCATCCCTTCTAGAAAACCTGATTGGATTTGATTTATTATGAGTAAAGATTTTTTGTGGGTGGAAAAGTGGCGCCCAAAGAAAATTGAAGATTGTATTTTGCCAGTAGGCATTAAAAAAACATTTCAGGACTTTGTAGAGAAAGGAGAAGTTCCAAATCTTCTTCTTGCTGGTCCTGCAGGATGTGGTAAAACCACAGTAGCAAAAGCATTATGTGAACAATTAGGAGTAGATTATTATGTCATTAACGGATCAGACGAAGGAAGATTTCTCGATACTGTCAGGAATCAAGCAAAGAACTTTGCTTCGACCGTCTCACTTCAAGCAACTGGAAAACACAAAGTCATCATTATTGATGAGGCTGACAACACAACCACAGATGTACAACTCCTCCTTAGGGCTAATATTGAGACGTTCTATAAAAACTGTAGATTCATCTTCACCTGCAACTACAAAAACAAAATCATTGAACCTCTCCATTCCAGATGTGCAGTTGTTGAATTTGGAATCAAGGCAAAGGAAAAACCAAAACTCGCAGGAGAATTCTTCAAGCGTCTCGGGACTATTCTTGAGGAAGAAGGTATTAAATATGATCAAAAAGTTATCATTCAAATTATCAACAATTACTTCCCAGATTGGAGAAGGATTTTAAATGAATGCCAAAGATATTCTGTAGGTGGTGAGATTGATTCTGGAATTCTTGCAACATTTGCAGATGTTTCTGTAAGTGACCTTTTAAATAATATCAAGGAAAAAAACTTTCCAGAAGTAAGAAAATGGGTTGCTTTGAATATAGACAATGATGCTTCTATCATTATGAGGAAAGTTTATGATTCTCTTTATGAAAAGGTTGATGGTCCAAGTATTGCAGCAGCAGTTTTGATTGTGGCAAAATATCAATATCAAAGTGCTTTTGTAGCAGACCAAGAAATCAATCTTCTTGCAGCACTTACTGAAATTATGTGTGAATGTAAGTTCAAATGAAAACAGAATTGAATGATTGGTTAAAATCAATTAACGAGACAAAAGTAAATATTATGGATGAAGACCATTCTTCTGTAAGAGATTATCCTCCTTTTATTATTAATAAGTGCCTTTCAGGTTATATTGATTGTATTATGTTTGCAAATGAGATGAATAAAAATCACTCATTAGAAAAAAAGTTTCAATATGATTTTTTTATAAATATTATCAGGAAAAAAAAGAGATTTTCTCCTTGGATTAAAAAAGAAAAAATTCAAGACCTTGAAGTAGTCAAATCTTACTATGGTTATAGTAACGAGAAGGCACAACAAGCACTAAAAATTCTCACAAAACAACAATTATCTTTTATTAAATCAAAGCTTGAAACTGGAGGAAAAAAATGAGTGTAGTTAATGAACCTACTGTGAATTGGACACCAGACCAAATGGTTGAGGTTGTGCTAAATGAACCTGATGACTTCTTGAAGGTTCGTGAGACACTTACACGTATTGGTGTTGCTTCTCGTAAAGAAAAAAAGATTTATCAATCTTGCCATATTCTTCATAAACAAGGTAGATACTACCTTGTTCATTTTAAAGAACTTTTTGCACTTGATGGTAAGTTCGCAAATCTTACTATCAACGATGTTCAACGTCGTAATCGGATTGCTCAGTTGATTGCTGATTGGGGTCTTGTTACGATTGTAAAACCAGAAAAGATTTCTGATATTGCCCCTCTCAATCAAATTAAAGTCCTTTCTTATAAGGATAAAGGAGATTGGATTTTGGAAACGAAATACAATATTGGGTCCAAAAAGAGAAAAGAAGAGGAAACCGAATGATTTTGTAGGGAGTTCATTACTCCCTTTTTTAATGTTTATTGATATATAATTTTGATGGATGGGGATTATACCACCACCATACACTAAAGCGGAGTCTTCGGATCCGTAAGTTAAACAACACTCGCTTTTAAAGGAGAAATCAAATGTACACGACACTTGCAAAGTATAATACTGGAACTATTGAAAAGTTTTTAACAGATCTAGAAAAAAATAGTATTGGAATGGATGAGTGGTTTAAGAGGTTTGATACTGCGTTTGGGACGCATACCAATTATCCACCATACAATCTAGTTAAAGAAAGCAGTGTTGATTTTAGATTAGAAATCGCACTTGCTGGATACAAAAAAGAAGATATTAGGGTATCTACGGAAGAAAATATACTTACCCTTGATGTAGCAGAAGATAAAAAATCCAAAGATGCTACCGAATATCTTCATAATGGAATAGCAAAAAGAAGATTGAAAAGAACTTGGACTTTATCTAATGATGTAGTTCTTGGTGATGTTTCTTTTGTTGATGGTTTACTCACAATTAAACTAAATAGAGTTATCCCAGATCATCAAAAGAGAAAGACATATGAAATCGTTTCGGGAGTTCATGGACATCTTGAGGGAAATGAAGGGTGATTTTGGAACAAAACCATATAAACCAAAAATTAATTGTTATGGTAAAACTGTAAAATACAAAATGGCTCCAGGGAAAAAAGTATGTGCGTTTAAAAGAAAACGTGAGTGATAAATAATTATAACTATCATCGCCGCAAGAGGAGTTTCTGGCAAAAACCAGATTGACTCCTCATTTTTTTGTGCTATAATACTATTAAGATAAGGAGAAAGTAAATGGAAGAAGTTGATTTAGCAACAGATGAAATGATTGAAGAGGATTCATCTACCTATGAACCTGTAGTTCAATTGATTGTTTTGATGAATGATATTGTGCTGATTGGTGAAATACAAGAGGTTTTATCTGAACTTGGAGAGCCAGATTGTAGGTTAATTAAACCATATCTTGTTTCTGATAAAGAAATAATGACTCCTTGGTTATCAGAATATACCAATAAAAGTGTGATGATGATCAGTTCTGACAAAATTTTAACTCTTGTTGAACCTAATAAATCGTTGTTGAATCGTTATCTTGAATTGATTAAATGAGATTTTATACCAACGTCTATGAAAAATTTAATAAAATTTTTGTTCGTGGTTATGAAAACGATAAGTATTTTCAAATAGAAGAAGAATTTCAACCAACTCTTTTTGTATCATCAAATAAAAAAAGTAAGTATAAAACTCTTGACGGAAAATGTGTAGAACCAATTCAACCAGGGAAAATCTCTGATTGTAAAGATTTTATCACCAAATATACAAACGTTCAGGGATTTCAGATTTACGGAAACGATAATTTTAAAGCACAATATATCTCAGAAAAATATCCAGAAGACGAAATCAAGTTTGATATTAAAAAAATTCGTCTCATGACAATTGACATTGAGGTTGCTGCTGAAAGTGGATTTCCTAATGTCTTTGACTGTGCTGAAGAACTTTTATCTATAACTCTTCAAAATTATGCTACAAAAAGAATTATTTGTTTTGCTTCCAGACCATATAATAATATTCGTGAAGATGTAGAATATGTGGAATGTAGAGATGAAATTGATTTGATTCAACATTTTCTTTCATTTTGGGAAATTCATACTCCTGACGTAATTACAGGTTGGAATTGCGAACTCTATGATATCCCTTATATCGCAGGACGAATTGAAAGAATTATCGGAGAAAAAGAAGCAAGACGTTTATCTCCTTGGAAAAATATTCATAGAAAAGAATTTGTTTCTCACGGACGAGACCAAATTTCTTATGAACTTGCTGGTATTTCAGTCATTGATTACTTGGACCTTTATAAGAAATTTACTTATAAAGCACAAGAATCTTATCGTCTGGACCATATTGCTTTTGTGGAACTCGGTCAGAAAAAACTGGACCATTCTGAATATGATACGTTCCGTGAGTTTTATACAAAAGATTGGCAAAAGTTTATTGATTATAATATCCGAGACGTAGAACTTGTAGACCAACTTGAAGATAAAATGAAGTTGATTGAACTTTGTTTTACGATGGCATATGACGCAAAAATAAATTTCAATGATGTGTTTTATCAAGTAAGAACTTGGGATGCGATTATTTACAACTATCTTAAAAAAAGAAATATTGTAATTCCTCCAAAAGATGCTTCAACTAAGAATGATAAGTTTGCTGGTGCTTATGTAAAAGAACCTAAACCAGGAAGATACGATTGGGTAGTGAGTTTTGACTTAAACTCACTATACCCTCATTTGATTATGCAGTATAACATCAGTCCAGAAACTCTTTTGGAACAAAAACATCCAAGTGCGAATGTAGATAAAATCCTAAATCAGTCAATTGATTTTGAAGAATATAGTGATTATGCTGTTTGTGCGAATGGGGCAATGTATCGCAAAGACATTCGTGGGTTTCTTCCAGAGTTGATGGAAAAAATGTATAAGGACAGAGTTATCTACAAAAAGAAAATGCTTGAGGCAAAGCAACAATATGAAAAAACTCCGACTAAAGAGTTGGAAAAAGAAATTGCTCGTTGCAATAACATTCAGATGGCAAAGAAGATTTCTTTGAACTCTGCTTATGGTGCAATTGGTAATCAGTATTTTCGTTATTATAAACTCGCAAATGCCGAAGCAATTACAATGTCAGGACAAGTTTCAATTCGTTGGATTGAAAATAAGATGAATACTTATTTAAATAAAATTCTTAAGACAACTGAGGTAGATTATGTTATTGCTTCTGATACTGATTCCATTTATCTTAATATGGGTCCTTTGGTTAAAACTGTATACAAAGGAAGAGAGAAAACTACTGAAAGCATTGTCTCGTTCCTTGATAAGATCTGTCAGGTGGAACTTGAAAAATATATTGAAGGTTGCTACCAAGAACTGGCAGATTATGTAAATGCTTACGAGCAGAAGATGCAGATGAAGCGTGAAAATATTGCTGACCGTGGAATTTGGACTGCTAAAAAAAGATACATTTTGAATGTATGGGATAGTGAAGGAGTTCGTTATGATGAAGCTAAACTGAAGATTATGGGTCTGGAGGCAGTTAAATCTTCTACTCCTGCTTCCTGTCGTCAGAAAATTAAAGATGGACTAAAGATTATTATGACGAAAACGGAGGATGATGTTATTGATTTTATTCAAAGTTTTCGCAATGAATTTAATAGTTTATCTCCAGAAGAAATTTCATTTCCAAGGTCAGTATCAGATGTAAATAAGCATAAATCATCAGTTACACTTTATAGTAAGGGAACACCAATTCACGTTAGAGGAGCACTTCTTTATAATAATCTAATTAAAAATAAAAAATTAGATAAAAAGTATGCAGAAATTCAAAATGGTGAAAAAATCAAGTTTTGTTATTTGAAACTTCCAAATCCAATTCAAGAAAATGTAATTTCTTATATTCAAGAGTTTCCAAAGGAATTTGGGCTGGACAAATATGTGGATTATGAATTACAATTCAATAAAGCATTTTTGGAACCAATGAAAGTGATTTTGGACGCAATTGGTTGGAATGTAGAAAAGAAAATAAGTTTAGAGGCATTTTTTATCTAAGGAGGATTATTATGATTAAAGTTAAATATCAATTTAAAGAATTTCCAAATACAATTCTTTTTAAATTTTTTAAAACAGAAGAACAAGTGGAGATTTTTAAATCCCAAAATCAACATTACATATTTGAGTGATTTATGAATATTCCAATTACGGAAAAAGATTACAAATATATAATGGAGTCCGTAAAGAGTAATAAAAAATTATATGATAAACTCTGGACTTATTGGTTTAATTTAAAATATCAAAAGGATAAGTAATTATGGACTTTTTAAAAGATATTGTAAAAGAAATTGGTGGAGAATACACACAACTTGCAGCAGATATTGACGAAACTGAAACTTATGTGGACACAGGTTCGTACATTTTTAATGCTCTTGCCAGCGGCAGTATTTTTGGTGGGGTATCTGGTAATAAAATTACTGCAATTGCAGGGGAGAGTTCTACTGGAAAAACTTTTTTCTCATTGGCAGTTGTTAAGAATTTTCTTAATAATAATCCTAATGGATATTGTTTGTATTTTGATACTGAAGCTGCCATTACAAAATCCCTCTTGGAAAGTCGTGGTGTTGACACATCAAGGATTGTCGTGGTTAATGTTGTCACAGTAGAAGAATTTAGGACTAAAGCACTTAAAGCAGTTGACCTTTACATGAAGAAACCAGAAAAGGAAAGAAGTCCTTGTATGTTTGTTTTGGATTCTTTAGGAATGCTTTCAACCAGTAAAGAGATTACTGATGCTCTGAATGATAAAGAAGTTCGTGATATGACTAAATCACAACTTGTTAAAGGTGCTTTTAGAATGCTTACTCTTAAACTTGGGCAAGCAAATATTCCAATGATTGTCACTAACCATACTTATGATGTTGTTGGTTCTTATGTCCCAACAAAAGAAATGAGTGGTGGTTCTGGTCTCAAATATGCTGCTTCTACTATCATCTACCTTTCAAAGAAGAAGGAAAAGGATGGAACTGAAGTTGTTGGAAATATTATTAAAGCAACTACTCATAAATCAAGATTGAGTAAAGAAAATAAAACTGTTGAAATTCGTCTTTTCTATGATGAACGTGGATTAGATAAGTATTATGGTCTTATTGAACTTGCAGAAAAGTATGAAATTTTTAAGAAAGTGGGAACTCGTTATGATGTCGGAGACGGTTCATCTCAATTTGGAAAAACTATTTTGGAAAATCCAGAAAAGTATTTTACCCCAGAAGTAATGCAAGCACTTGATGAAGCAGCAAAACAGGAATTTTCATATGGTTGAGTTAAATGATTTAATTCAAATCTATGATGATACTTTAGAAGAAAATGTCTGCGATTTTTTGATAAGTATGTTTGAAAAAGTCGCAGATAAACAAGAAAAAGTAATAAATGATAGAAAACCAAATTTTACACAATTCAATCTGACTGAAAATCGTGGATTGACTGAAGAAGTCAATCAAGTTCAGAACTATTTAATTCAAAAAACTTTTGAGTATAGAAACAAATATTATGAATTTGTATGTGATGAAGTTTTTCCTCAAAGTCACGCATTTGAACAATATCGAATTAAAAGATATTTGCCAAATGAAAATGAAGCATTTGATACTCACGTTGATGTAATTGACCACGAAACATCTCGTAGATTTCTTTCATTTTTTTGGTATTTAAATGATGTAGAAGATGGAGGAGAAACAGTATTTACTGATTTGACTATCAAACCAAAAAAAGGTAGATTGATAGTGTTCCCACCACTATGGATGTTTCCTCATAAGGGATTGGAACCAGTAAGTGGTCCAAAATATATTATAAGCACGTATCTTCACTATAAATGATGGAAAAAGTTGAAACTACAATTCTTCGTAATTTATTATTCAATAATGAATATTGTAGAAAGGTATTGCCTTTTATTAAAAATGAATATTTTGAAAATTTACACGAGAAAGTAGTTTTTGAAGAAATCTGTAAGTTTATTGTTGCTTATGAACAATTAGCAACAAAAGAAATTCTTTTAATTGAAACTGAAAAAAGGACGGATATTACAGAAGATACATATAAAACAATTTGCGATTATGTATCAAAACTTGATGATTCTCACGCAGATTATAATTGGCTTCTTGATACTACCGAAAAGTGGTGTAGAGATAGAGCAATTTATCTTGCGTTAATGGAATCAATTAAAATTGCAGATGGGCAAGATGAAAAAAAAGGAAGAGATGCGATTCCAAGTATTCTTCAAGATGCACTTGCCGTTGGGTTTGATAATCACATTGGTCACGATTATTTGAAGGATTATTTAGAAAGATATGAATCTTATCACAGAAAAGAAGACAAAATCCCCTTTGATTTGGAGTATTTTAACAAAATTACCAAAGGTGGGTTACCTAATAAAACTCTTAATGTCGCGCTTGCTGGTACAGGTGTCGGGAAATCTCTATTCATGTGCCATGTGGCTAGCTCCGTGTTGCTCCAAGGGAGGAACGTACTCTACATTACAATGGAAATGGCGGAAGAAAGAATTGCTGAAAGAATTGACGCAAATCTCTTAAATGTAAATATTAAAGATATTCAAACAATTCCTAAAATGATGTTTGATACAAAATTGAATAATATTTCTAAGAAAACACAAGGAACATTAATTATTAAGGAATATCCAACTGCTTCCGCACATACAGGACATTTTAAAGCATTATTAAATGAATTATCTCTTAAGAAATCCTTTAAACCTGATATTATTTTTATTGACTATCTTAATATCTGTTCTTCCAGTAGATACAAATCAAATTTTTCTGTCAATTCTTATTCTTATGTAAAGGCAATCGCAGAAGAACTTCGTGGTCTTGCTGTAGAAGTTAATGTTCCAATTGTAAGTGCGACTCAAACAACCCGTAGTGGGTTTTCCAGTTCTGACCCAGACCTTACGGATACTTCTGAATCCTTTGGTCTTCCTGCTACTGCTGACCTTATGTTTGCTTTAATTAGCACAGAAGAACTTGAACAATTAGGACAGATTATGGTTAAACAATTAAAGAATAGATATGCTGAAACTGATAAATATAAAAGGTTCGTCATTGGTATTGATAGAGGTAAGATGAGATTGTATGATTGTGAGCAAAGTGCTCAAAAGGATATTTTAGATTCTGGACAAGATGAATATGAATCTGAGGAAAGATCTAAAGAATCCAAACAAAATAAATTTTCTGGATTTAAATTCTAATGGGAATTATTTACTGTATTCATAATTTAACTACTGGTAAAAAATACATAGGGCAAACTGTAGAAAAATTACAGAGAAGAGTTCTTCGTCATTTTAGAACAATTAATGAAACTAAAATTAGTAGAGCAATACAAAAATACAGTAAATATAATTTTGTTTATGGTATAATTGAAGAAATTGAAAATATAAATCTATTAGATGATAGGGAAAAATATTGGATTGAATATTATGATACTGTAAATAATGGATTTAATATTAAAGAAGGTGGTAAGTGCTCCAGAGGATTTAGACAATCACAAAGTTCCATAGAAAAAAGAAGGCAAAAACTTCTTGGTAAAACTTTAAGTAAAGAACATAAGCAAAAAATAAGTAAAGCACATATGGGAAAAGTTCTTTCAAAAGAAACAGTTGATAAAATGATTGAATATAGAACTGGAAGAAACTTGACTGAAAGTTGTAAAGAAAAAATTTCAAAGTCTCATTGTAAAAATACATATGAATTAGAAAATAAAAATGGGACTATTTTAATAATTAAAAACCTTTCAAAATTTTGCAAAGAAAATAATTTACAGCAATCTGCATTTGCTATGATTATGAATGGAAAAAGAAAATACCATAAGAATTGGACTATTAAAAAGATTGACAACGGCCAAGAAGAAGAATATAATAATGAAGAAACTAAAAAAATAGACAAATTTTCAGGATTTAAATTCTAATGACACAACGAATTGACTTTAATAAATATCAAAATTTTGTAAATGCTGTAACCAGTGACGCTTCTAAAGACTTTGTTGCTCTTGCTGACCGTCTTGTAGAACTTGATGAAAAAGGAGCAAATATTGAAAGGCTTTTAACTGCTGGTGTTGGAATGAATGCCGAAGCAGGAGAATTCCTTGAAATTGTAAAGAAAATGGTTTTTCAAGGAAAACCTTGGAATCAAGAAGTTCGCACACATCTAATTAAAGAACTTGGAGATACGATGTGGTATGTTGCACAAGCCTGTATTGCTCTTGAAGTTCCTTTTGATGAAGTAATTCAAACAAACATTGATAAATTAATGAAACGATATCCAGATGGATTTTTTGATGTATTCTATAGTGAAAATCGTGAAGAGGGGGACATTTGATGGAAAAAAGTGTAAGTATAACAATGAATCTTCGTTCTGCTGCTGTAATTCGTCAAATTCTTTTTGAGCATCAAAAAGGATATAGTTATGAATTTCCACCAGAAAGAATCAATGATGTTCGTAATGTAATTCAAGAAATTGATAAACGAATTGAAGAACAAATAAAAGAATAATAAAAAAGAGAGGGATAATCCCTCTTTTTTTATAATAAAAAATAAATAACTAAAAAAGATAAAATAATGAAAACATTTCAACAATTTTGCGAAGATTCTGCCTCTCAAAATAAAAATTCAAAATATGAAGAATATCCAGAAGAACAGGAAAGAAATAAATCAAATCAATCTTCTTCTCAAAATTATGATTTAAAAAGAGCAGCAGCAATAGAAAACCAACAATCCCAAGTAGCACAAGTTAGAGATAATACAAAAAAAATACAACTTGCGGCACAAAAAAGAGCAGAACTTGAAGCACAAGAAAAAGCACATAAAAAAGAATATGAACAATTGAAAAAAGATATAAGACAAGAAGTAGAAGATGAGTTTGAAGAAAATAAATGAATACAAGAAAAATATAAATAACTAAAAATCTTGTATTGATGAAGACATTTGCGTAATTGATTCAGAATAATTTAATTCCCTCTTTCTAAATAAAAGAAAGAGGGAATTTCTATATGGAAGAAACAAAAATTCCTTTAGTTCAAAGGATGGAGGCAGCTTATGAAAGATTAGAAAGAGAAGGATTTCCAGAAAAATCTCCTTATATTAGTGGAAATGCAGCAAAAAATTTAAATTCTGCTATAACTGAGCTTTTTCCTTGTATTGCGTATCTGAAAGAAATAAAAGAAGATGATCCAGAAAAATTTTATGAAAAAATTGTAGAAGAAAATAATTCTAAACTTCAATGTTATTTGGATGATATATCAGCAAAAAAGGGTGAAGTTTATATAAAACAAGCACCAAAATCTGAAAAATTTAAAGAAAAAATAAAAAATGCAATCGCAATTTTAAAATTTATAAAATTTCAAGAACAAGGAAAATCAATATCAAAAATTTATTGGGCACCAAGCAAAAAACCAAACGGAATAGAACTCTCTCATCCAGGAGACATTTTTATAAAATATAATGATGAAAAATGGATAGGCATTTCTATTAAAGCAGGAACAGAAGCATCAAAAGAACCACTTCTTAATACTTATGTTTCTAATGTTATTTCTTATTTTGGCGAATCAATAAAAAAATGGAATAAGGAATCTTATGATAAATTTTATTCTAAAATTGATAATAAATTTCCTATAGGGTCTTTTTCTGACTATGGAAAATCTAAAATGGTTAATTCTTTAGGAAGATTTGAAGTAAAAAACAAGGCAGAATATGAAAAAATATATGATGAACATTTAAAATGGATTATGGAAAAAGTTATATTAGTATTGAAAAAAAATGACGAAAAAACAAAAGAATGGATTTTAAAAGAAGTTGTAAAATCTGATCTTGCCGTCCCTTTCGTTACAATTAAAGCAATTGATAAAGATTATAAAGAAGTAACAGATGTTGATGTTGTTAAAGAATGTATTCAAAGATCTAAAAAAAATTCTGGAATAAGAATTGAAAAATCAAATTCATCAAAGCAAGATTTTTATATATATTTAATTTGCAATGCTAAAGAAACAAAATTAAATTTTTCAATACGAACAAATAAATCAGGAAATAATCACAAATTGGGTCAATTTGTGAATCTTGCATTTAAATTTAATGGAGTTAGTTGAAATATAAATATCTAAAAATACACATAAATGAAGACATTTGCGCAATTTATAAAAGAAGCAGTATCTACTCTCGCATCACAAGAAGCAAAATCCCGTGGTCTTAGAGGAGATGGGCACGGAGATTGGTATGATGCGCAGGGTAATCTTGTAGCAAAAACTGTAGGAGGAAAACTTAAGTTTTTTGGAAAAGGTGGGGAGCAAAAAACACCACAGCAAGCAGCACAACCAAAACAACAAGCAATACCACAGCAACAAAAATCCCAACCCCAACAAGAAGAACAACCACCACAAGAGCAAGAAGAACCAAATGGTGTTGCGATTGTTGTTGGACGATTTAATCCTCCTTCTAAAAATCATGAAGCACTATTAAAAGCAGGATATAGTATTGCGAAAAGGAATGGATATGAATTTAGAATTTATCCAAGCAGAATACAAGATGATAATACAAATCCTTTAAAACCAAAACAAAAGATTTCTTTTATGAAATCTATGTTCCCAGATTATGCTGATTATATTGTTGATAGTGAGGACAAGAAAACAATTTTTGATATTCTTTCTTCCT